ATACCCAAGACCCTGCTGCCATCGCTTCCGTTCAGGACCGGATCGCTGACCACAATAACGTGATTGCTGAACACCGTGACTACGCTGACGAGATCCTTCGTCAGGCTACTGACAATGCTGGTAACCGACTGGGTGAAGGTGTCATCGAGCATCAGGGTGTAGTCGTCGGTCAGGCTTTCTCGAAGCGTTGGGAGAACCCAATCCCCCGGGATCAGATCTCTTCCGATGAAGCCATGCAGACGGCCTTCGCCCGAGGCGAAGCCATCGACACTGCTCGCATGATCAAGACTGGCAACTGGGTTGGAGTCAATCCAGGCGAAGCGAACCACATGAGTTCGTGGCTGGATGCGATCAACAAGCAGTGGCGACAGGATGACTTGTTCAAGCTAGTTGCCAGTGACCCGACGCTCAGGACTGCAAGCAAGTGGCTCAAGACTCCTGAGGGCCGAGTCCACCTGAGTCAGCTCGGTGTCGCTGGTCGCGATTCCGGACGTGTACTTCAGGGCGTACGTGACACTCTCGATCACTACCTTCCCGAAGGTACCGGCCTGCGAGTCAAACTCGCAGCCGGAGAAGAAGTCACTGAGCAAGAGCTTCGTTCTGCCATCGCCAAGGAAGACTTCCCGGTCGTCCACGGTGAAGAGGTCAAAGCCCTAACGGGTAAGGGTTCCAAGGAGACTGCCGCACGAGCTGTTGATGATCTGATCAACAAGGGATTCCAGAAGCTCGGCACGGTTCCCACTGACATCATGTCCAGGCACCCAACGTATCTGCGAGCCCAGGAGGCTCGTATGCGTCAGCTCATCGATCAGGAACTCAGCTACCAGAAGAAGGCTGGCCTAGCCGGTGACAGCATCTCCACCGATCGCCTGAACGACATGCTCAAGAAGTCTGACACGCTGGCTCGTAAGGACATCAGTCAGATTGTCTATGACCCTACGAGGACTACAGCCACTCAGGCTCTGCGGTTCGTCTCTCCGTTCCTTGCGGCTCACATCGACGGCTTGGAGCGCTGGGCCGGACTGGTGGCGGAGAAGCCTCAGTTCGTCGGCAAGGCAGCCAAGATCTACAACGCTCCCGTTGCAGCCAACCTGGTTACTGATGGACAGGGCAACCCTGTAGGTGAGGATGGCTACGCCACCGTCACCGATCCAATTACAGGTAAGACGAGCAAGAAGTTCATCGGCATCCAGGACCGCATGATCCACATGCGGGTTCCCTTCGGTGTCAGCCTTCCGGTCGTCGGCAAGGGCGTGGATCTCAAGGTCCAGGCACTCAACACGATCCTGCCTGGTGACCCTTGGTGGAACCCCGGCACTGGACCACTGGTCACGGTGGCAGCCTCCAAGCTGGCTGAGGCCAACCCTGGCATGGGCGACTTCCTCCAGTGGGCGAAGGTGCTTCCATATGGCCCTCAGGGCTTCATGGACTCCTTCACTCCCGCCTACGTGAAGGATGCGATGACCGCATTCCAGGGCGACGATCCAAACAACACCCAGTACCAGCAGGCGGTCCTCGAAGAGTTCCAGCGACAGACTGCCGAGCACCTCAAGGGTGGACCGAAGCCTGACATCAACAAGGCCAAGGAGAATGCCAAGAGCTTCTACTTCATGAAAGCTCTGACGAACTGGCTCAGTCCAGCGCGTACCTCCAGTACGCCGCTGACTGGAACTCCGTACCAGTTCTACACGGATCAGTACAAGGCCATGCAGCAGGTAGACCCGAAGAACGCCGATGCCAACTTCCTTGCGAAGTATGGTGAGGACTACTTCATCTTCTCTGCCAGCCTGAACAAGTCCATGGGTATCGCACCCACCCTATCGGCACTGAACACCTCCAAGGAGTACAGCGACCTGATTGCCGGTGACAGCAGTCTGGCGCCGTTCATCATTGGAGATGTGTACAACAAGGGTGACTTCTCGCCTACCGCATTCGCCCTTCAGCAGAAGCAGCAGATCGGTGGTGAGCCAGTCAGGACCAAGATGTCTGTGGAGCAGGCTCTCCAGGAGAACCAGCGCAAGCTTGGCTGGGCTGAGTATGGCAAGTACATGAACCAGACAGATGCCATGCTCATCCGGGCAGGCTTCCACTCGTACAGCCAGAAGGGTGCTGAAGGTTTCCTTCAGGCCAAGCAGGATCTTCAGACATATCTGTCGAACAGATATCCGGCATGGGAAGAGGACTTCAACACCACCGACAAGGGGGCAGTCCCGAGGCGGATCAAGTCCTTCGAGATCCTGGTTCAGGATCCTCGACTGAAGAATGACCCAATGAGGCAGGACATCCCGTACCTGACTCAGTATCTGGCTGGTCGCAGCCTGTTCAAGAAGCAGCTTGCCGACCGTGGGGCTTCCACTCTCACGTTCGACACAACCGGCGCACCAACTGGATCGAATGCTGACCTGGCAAATGCCTGGCGCTCCTATCAGACTGGGCTTGTGGCCCAGTCCACCAAATTCGCCGACGTGTTCAACCGGTACCTTAACCACGATGATCTTCAGTAAGGAGATATGATGGCCGCACCTTCACCAGGCCCCAGCGGCGGGGTGATGACCGTCAATGGTGGTGACTTCCAGTCTCAGTACACGGCCCAGATCGGTCAAGCCGGAAGCGTTGCCAGTACCAACACTGGCAAGCTGGCGGACAACAGCACCATCTTCATGGGACGTTCGAAGGACAAGAGCAATCTGTTCAGGACCGGTCCTCAGACCGGTCCGTATGCTCCTCCTTCGACGTCCACTGAGATCAACACAGACTACGCCAACGCCATTCTTGCTCCGACGAGATGGAGCAGCGATCAGCTCGCACAGTTCGTGAACAACGGAATAATGCGTAAGGTCGCTGGCTTCGATGTCGGCATGGGCATGCCTGAGATCCTTTCCGCATGGGACGATCTGGTCAAGACTTCGTTCCTGATCAACAAGGGCAAGGCTAATGATGACGCCAGTAAGTGGACTCCCTGGGATGTCATGAACTCCTACTCCAACTCGGCCAACAAGTTCGGCACCGTCCGACGCGGTGACTGGGAGTATGACGTGGCAACGGGCGAGAAGGTCAAGTACGTCGGACCCAAGACGAAGACGCAGACCAGTAAGCAGGTCGACCTGTCTTCGGCTGCTGACGTACAGGCCATCACCACCCAGGTTCTTACTCAGGCTCTTGGCCGTGCACCAACGGCCAAGGAGCTGGCTACCTACAAGGCAACCATTAATGGAGCCGAGCAGGCCAACCCAACCGTTTCCACCCAGACTCAGACTCTGAATGACATGGGCGAAGTGGTCAACACCAGCACGAAGACTTCTGGTGGTATGAGCGCCGAGGCGAAGGCTGGTCTCGTGCAGCAGGGAGCCAAGCAGGGTCCCGAGTACGGCAAGTATCAGAGCGCTACAACGTACTACAACGCCATGATGGCAATGATTACCGGCGGAGGATAACGTGGCTGTATCGGGTCAGGACATCGTCAACTACCTGCTCCAGTTCAAGGGCACTCCCTATGTGTGGGGTGGGTCGGACCCTTCCGGGTTCGACTGTTCTGGCCTGATGCAGTACGGTTTCAAGCACTTCGGTATTGACCTCAACCGCACGACCTACGATCAGATCGGTCAAGGCCAAGCGGTTGGCATGAAGGGTCTCCGTCCAGGAGACCTGGTCTTCTTCGACACCGACAAGTCGGTTGCCGGACCGGACCACGTAGGTATCTACATGGGTGACGGGAAGATGTTCCACACTCCTCGTCCGGGTAAGTCGGCTGAGGTTGTGGACATCACTTCCGGCTACTACATGGATAGGTTCATGGGGGGGCGACGCCTTGATGGCGTCGCTGCCGTGGGCGGTTCAGTCGCTGACGGGCCCGCTCCTCAGGAGCAGGTGAAGCTAAGCCCTGAGGAGCTGGCTGCCAACTACGGCTGGTCCTTCGCCTTCCTCAACTCCATCCCTGACGTAAAGAAGATCTTCGATCAGGCTGTGGCTGGAACCTGGACTGCCGACAAGTTCCAGGCTGCACTCAGGGATACGGCTTGGTGGAAGAAGACTTCGGACACTGCGCGTCAAGCGCAGCTCCAGAAGACTACAGACCCTGCCACCTACAAGGCGACCATGGATGCCACCAAGCTTCAGGTCCAGATGTTGGCGTCCAAGATGGGCGCTGCTGTGCCAATCTCTCAGCTTGACAAGATCTCAGAGTCTGTCATGAACTCCGGTCTGGATGAAGATGGTATTCGTCAGGTTCTCGGTCAGTATGTCAGCTTCACCAAGGATGGCACGCTGACAGGTGAAGCAGGCATGCACGCCTACACCATGAAGCAGTTCGCCTACGCCAATGGCGTCTCTATCGACGACCAGACGCTGAAGAACCAAGCCGCACTGGTGGTTAAGAAGCTATCCACCACACAGGACTTCGAGTCGCAGATCAGGGAGCAGGCCAAATCCGCTTACCCTGGCTACGCTGCTCAGATCGATGCTGGTCAGAACATGCAGGATATCGCTCAGCCCTACATCCAGACCATGGCCAAGGAGCTTGAGATACCAGCAACCAGCCTGAACATGCAGGACCCCACGATCAAGACTGCGATGAACGGGCTGAATCAGGACGGCAAGCCGACTGGCAAGAACCTTCTGGACTTCGAGAACCAGCTTCGCAACGACCCTCGATGGGCCAAGACGAAGAACGCTCAGGACGCCACGATGAACGCTGGATTCAATGTGCTCCAGTCAATGGGGCTGATCAAGGGGAACCAGCATGGCTGATCTCATGTCGATCCTGCGACAAGCAGGATTCACCGGCAACGGTCTGAAGATGGCTTACGCCATCGCCATGGCTGAGTCCGGCGGTTCGGCCAAGGCGTTCAACGGCAACGCGAACACTGGTGACAAGTCCTACGGCCTGTTCCAGATCAACATGCTCGGGGCAATGGGCCCCGAGCGTCTGAGACAGTACGGGCTGTCCAGCAACAGCGACCTCTTCGATCCGCTCACCAACGCCAAGGTGGCCTACAAGATGTCCAAGGGGGGAACCTCTTGGGGTCCTTGGTCAACGTACGGCAGCGGGGCGTACAAGCAGTACTATGGCGGTACCTTCAATCCCGATACAGGCGGCGCCCCTGGTGGGGTCGCCGGTGGCTCAGGTTCGAGTTCAGGCTCCAGTTCATCAACACCCAAGGCGGCACCAATGAGCCCACAGGAGACAGCCGAAAGCTATGGCTTCGTATCCTCCCTGCTCAACTCGAACAGTGAACTGAAGGCCCTGTTCTCCAAGGCCGTATCTGGTGGCTGGACAGCTCAGAAGTTCCAGGCTTCCCTTCGTGACACGAACTGGTGGAAGAACAACGGCAAGACTGCTCGTGACTTCCTGATGCTCCAGTATGGCGACCCTGCCACTGCCAAGCGGCAGGTCGACGCCATGAACCTGAAGATCACCACAATGGCTCGTGGCATGGGTTCAGCCGTGGATGCCAAGGGCATTGACAACATCGTCAGTGCTGCTGTGATGTACGGCTGGTCAGATGCTCAGATCAGGAATGAGATCGGAAGACTGATGGTCTTCAAGCCGGGGCAGCGGCTTGGAGAAGCAGGGGATGACATCGACAAGCTGAATCAGTTCAGCTACTCCATGGGCATTCAGAACTCCGATAGCTGGTACCAGCAGTGGGCTCAGAAGATCGTACGTGGCCAGGCCACGCAGCAGGACGCTGAAGACGAACTGAGGCGTACAGCAAAGACCATGTTCCCCACATGGGCCAAGCAGATCGATGCAGGTCAGACCGTTCAGGATCTGGCCTCACCTTACCTCCAGTCATACGCAACTATCCTGGAGGTTCCTCCAGGGTCCATCAACTTGTTTGATCCTATGGTGAAGAGTGCTCTTCAGTCGAAGGATCCCAAGACTGGAGCGAACGTAGTCAAGCCCATCTGGCAGTTCGAGACTGACCTTCGATCCGATCCTAGGTGGAAGGCAACCAAGAACGCACAGGACAGCATGATGCAGGTTGCTCATCAAGTCCTCACCGACTTCGGCGTCAAGTACTAGGAGAAGACATGAGCACACCAGCTCAGGCAGCGGCTCAAGCTGCCGCTGCCGCAAGGGCGGCAGCTACGGGTATTACAGGTACCTGGCAATCGGCTGCTGCTGCCGCTGCTGCGGCTGCTGCCGGTACGATGAGACCACAGAATCCGGCAGACAAGCCCTATCAGGATCTGCTTCAGGGTGCTCAGCGTGACGCCTACCTCGCCATCACCAACCTGTTCAAGTCATACGGCCTTGACTCACTGGCTCCGAAGATTTACGACTACGTAAAGAACGGATACTCTGGTGACACGATCTCGATCCTGCTTCAGGACACGCCTGAGTACAAGACTCGCTTCGCTGGTAACGAAGCTCGCAAAGCTGCTGGACTGCCAGTGTTGTCCCCAGGAGAGTACCTATCGACTGAGGCTTCCTATCGACAGATCATGCAGTCTGCTGGTCTACCAGTCGGGTTCTATGATCAGCCCTCAGACTTTACAACCTGGATCGGGAAGAACGTCAGCCCCACAGAGATCCAGTCAAGGGTAGACCTGGCCACTCAGGCCACGGTCCTCTCGAATCCAAGCTATCGTCAGGCCCTGAATCAGATGGGCATCCAGGACAGTGAGCTCACTGCTTACTTCCTCGATCCGACCAAGGCCCTTCCTCACCTTCAGAAGGCTGCCGCAACGGCAGCCATCGGAGCGGAAGCGCTGAACCAGGGGCTGACGTTCAACCAGGACTACGCTGCATCTCTGGCCAACCAGGGCATCACTGGCCAGCAGGCGCAGCAGGGCTACTCGAACATCGCTCAGAACCTGAAGAACTACCAGAACCTGTCTGCGATCTATGGCGGTCAGCCGTACACGCAGCAGACTTCGGAGCAGGCAGTGTTCAATCAGAATGCCGCTGCCCTTCAGGAGCAGCGTCGCCTCGTGGGCCGTGAGGTTGGCAACTTCAGCGGCGCTGCTGGCACCGCTCAAAATGCACTTGCCAACGAATCTCTGGCAACGTAACATCATCCCCACGGACGGTTGTATCGTCCACACAAACTGCCCGATGACCTACCAGGTGTGACGACCCGCAGTGCTAGCAGCGTCGGCACACACCAAGAATCTGACCTGATCAGTCAGCTAGGCTTGGCCTGCTGGAAGTTGGGACGGGAGCCACCCCGGAGATAAAGAGTGGCAACCTGGTACATGCCGATCGGTAAGGCACCTGCTTTGGGAGCAGGATCAGGTAGGTTCGACTCCTACGTACCAGACCGGTCAACGTAAGCTGGCAACGTTGACTGTACATCTAAGACCAGCATCATCGAACGAGCAGCCCCGCATCCCCTAGGTGCGGGGTTTTGGCGTTCACTTCTAACTAGGAGCTAAGCATGACCAATTGGGGAGCAGAAGACAACGGCTACGAAGGCCAGGACCCAACCAACTTCAACGGTCCTGAGGCACTTCGTAAGGCGTACGACAAGCAGAAGGCCATGAATGATGAGCTGAAGACTCAGCTCACTCAGATCCAGGCTGACCTCCGTCAGCAGAAGGTCTCGTCAGTCTTCAGCGAACTGGGCGTTCCCGGAGCAGCTTCGCTGTACCAGGGAGAGGCCGAGCCGGAGAAGATCAAGGAGTGGGCAACCACTATGAAGTCTGTCTTCGGTGGAAGTGGGGCGCCTGCCCCGATCAATCCAGTTGATCCACCAGCAGCTCCCGTCATGGACGGGGAGCTGGCTAAGCAGTTCCAGCAGATGCAGGAAGCGGGGGCTCAGGGCGCCCCGCTTGGTAACGCTGAGGCTGCGTTCGGTCGGGTCAACGATGCTAGCAGTACTCAGGATCTCATCAATGCGTGGAAGACGCTTGGCTGAGTTCCGCTCCTTGAAGGAGTGAGCCACAATGGCTAACGCTTTTACCGGCACTACCGCAATGGGCAACCTTGTCCAGACGACCTACGACCGCGCCCTTGAGTTCGCGCTCCGTGCCCAGCCCACCTTCCGTCAGGTCGCCGACAAGCGACCTGTGCAGCAGGCCATGCCGGGTTCCTCTGTTGTGTTCGAGATCTACCAGGACCTTGCTCAGCAGATCACGCCGCTCAACGAGCTGGTCGACCCGGACGCCGTTGCGGCCGGTAACCCCACCACGGTTTCCGTCACTCTGAACGAGTACGGTAACTCGATCCTGGTCTCCAACAAGCTTGACCTGATGTCCTTCACGGACGTCACGGCTGGTCTTGTCAACCAGGTTGCGTGGAACCTCGTCGACTCTGTCGACCTGATCGTCCAGAACGTTCTTGCCACCGGCACTCAGGTCATCCGCCAGAACGGTGACCCGGCCTCCGTTGCTCCTACCTACAACGGTGGTACCACCAACGGTGTTCAGCCCACTTCGACGTACAGCTCCAAGGCTGTCCGTCTGGCTGTTGCCAAGCTGCGCAACCAGAAGGTCCACCCGAACAAGGGCTCCTTCTACACCACGTACATCAGCCCCGAGGTCTCTCACGACCTTCGTGCTGAGTCTGGTGGCGCCGCCTGGCGGGCGCCGCATGAGTACTCCTCGGCTGGCAACATCTGGGCCGGTGAGATCGGTGAGTACGAGGGCTCGGTCTTCATCGAGACCCCGCGTGTTCAGTCCGTTGTCAACGCTGGTACGACTCCGACCCGCGTTTTCCAGACCTACACGGTTGGTCAGCAGGCTCTCGCCGAGGCGGTTGCCGAAGAGTTCCACACCGTGCGAGGCCCGGTTGTGGACAAGCTGACCCGTTTCCAGCCGCTTGGCTGGTACGGTGTCGCAGGCTGGTCGCTGTACCGTCCCGAGGCGCTAATCCGCACCGAGACCACGTCCAGCATCCACCTGACGTAATGTAGTTGAGGGGCCCCGCAGGGCCCCTCTTCCATTTAAGGAGCACAATGTCTGGTCTTGACAACACGTCCGAGACTGTCCGTCTCGTGACGGCTGCCACTACGGCGACGAACAACGACTACTTCATTGGTGTCAGCCCTGGCGCGAACCCTGTGAACATTGCTATTCCGGACCCGCTGACTGTTCAGCCGGGCCGCGTCTACCTTGTCCGCCGGGACGCTACGGCCACCAACGTCGTGAACGTTACTGGCAACATCAACGGTAACGCCTCTGCCACGGTTGCCGTGGGTTCTGCTGGCGCCATCGGCACCATCAGCCTTCGCAACACTGGTACGACCTGGCTCACCAGCGCGTAAATGATTGGAGCCTCTCGTGGCATCTTGGTTGTTCACCACCCCTGTGACGCGGGAGGCTCCGTTCGCCTGGAACCCCCTGATGGAACGCTATTCGATCAACCGTGGCGTCAGTGTCCAGGAAGTCTCACCTCACGTGTATGAGCTTGTACGTTACGACTCGTACACCAATGAACTCGGGGCAGTCAACCTTCCAGCGGTTCCGACTGACCCCTACCCGGAGCCCTCGCTGGGGCTCCACTACTTCCGTGGCGGATACGAGTGGATCGTAGACGACACCGTGAAGGCAGATCTCATTGCCTCTGGTATTGGGATCGACAACTCGAACTTCGTACCAGCTCCTTAGGAGATCTCATGGCCAAGCCCAACAAGAAGGCCCCTCTGG